GTGTTCAAGAAGCAGAAATGGGAAAAAATTTAGCTGACATTAAATCAAGAAGAATTTTTGAAGACTTATCAAGAAACTTTCAACAAGCACAAGGTGCAGCAATGGGATCATTTGCTGATCAACAACGAAGAGCATTACAAGCAGGCCAAGGTTTAGGTCAATTAGGTTTAGGTCAAGCAAGCACAGGTAAAACTATGGCTGGTCTTGGTGCATTAACTCAACAACTAGGTCAAGGGGATGTTCAGTCACTTCTTGGTATTGGTGGTATGAAACAACAACTAGGTCAAGGAATGTTAGAAGCTCAAAGACAACAACAACTGATGGCACAACGTGAACCATTTACTAGACTTGGATTTGCTAGTGATATTTTACGAGGAGTTCCAAGTGGTCAATATCAATATACTCAACAACCACAAACTAATCCATTTGCTCAAGCATTAGGACTTGGTATCGCAGGACTAGGAGCTTATGGACAATTTCAAGGTGGTAGTTAATGGGTTTAAATAATATACAAAAATCAAACCGAAAAGTTTTAGATAGACCAATGTTTGCTAAGATGAAAGATGGCACTATTAAGCCAGTGCAATATCATTATGTTGGTGCAGCAATTAGTGTAGGAAGCAGAACATTGCCTTATATAGCAAAAGGATTACAAGCAGCTAAAAATACTTTACCAGCAATAATAAGCAAAGGAAAAAATTTAATAACTAGAGGAGGACCAAAAGTTACAGGCGGAGGAACAACAGGCACGGCTATCGTTCCTTACACAGGAGGGGGTGCTGGTTTACCTGCTGTTAGTAGTGTAGCAAAATCTAAACTACCTCTTCTTAGAATGCTTGGTTTAGGCACGGCACCATTTGCTATAAGTGAAATAAGTGATTTGGTAATGAAGGAAAAGGAAGAAAAAGAAGATCCATACAAAGGTAGTGGCAAAATAGAAAGACCTAAAGACTCGCCTACAGGGATACCTTCAAAAAAAGATGAGGGAACTAAAATTGAAGAGGATGTTATTACAGATATTAATAAAGGTAATCTTGATGAGATGATTAGCGAGAAAATAGAATTATTTAAAAGTAAATTAGGAGATGGATCTGATAGGAAAAAAACAGCGGGTTTTGGAATGCTTACGGAAATAGGTTTAAATTTAATGCAAGCTAGAGGAGGAAACTTTTTAGATAAATTATCTCGTTCTGCTACAGACCCATTAAAAACTTTTACAAAAATAGGACAAGCTATTAATGATCGTATGGATAAGATTACAATGGCAGGTATAGAATCAGGTATTAAATCTTTTGAAGCAGATAAAGATCGTGCACTTACAGAAAAAGACATTGCAGCTAGGGCTAAACCTGATGATGTAAGAACC